TTTGTAATGCTTGATCATCTCTTTGATGAACACACTGTACTTGTGCTTAGTATTATTATCTTCTATCCAGTTATCAAATCCTTCTTGTAACTCTATTTCAAATAGAGTACCTTGGTTACCTAATCCTCTGTTACCTCTACTACCATCACCAAAATCTATTCTAAGTTTCTTTAAACCTAGTTCTTTCTTAAGATCACCTAATTTAAACTCAGTCTGTAATGCTCTGGTTATCTTACACTCATTCTTTTTCTTAGGATCAAATGCTAACGGTGCTTTAATCTTAGAATATTTTTTCTCTAGATGACAGAATAATCTATTAGCATCAGACAATACCTCCTCACTAAAATCTGATAGTGATGATCTTAATTCTTTTTTTGTCTCAGGTATTACGTTGTATGCCATTAGAATTGTTTCCAATACTTCGGATGTGTAAGTCCTCCTTCTTTATTTAGATCTAGGTTGGTGAGTAGAATGTCTCCTGCTACACTCCAACGATGTGCGGTGTTGCGTGTCATATGCTTGAGTTTACTAGGGAATATTAGTAGGTCACCCTCCTGTGTATGCTCCTCCCATGCTGAGGTGTTACAGAAATTCTTTTCTGCATCAGCAAAAGCATGTGGGAACCACTCGTTATCACTATCCTTTGTAAAGATAAGTGGATCACTGGTGTCCAAGTAATATACCCATGATATATGTGCAGGGTCATGACAATGATTAGGAACTGAACTGTCCTCACCACTGACAGCATACCATGTCTTCATGAAGTGTATGTTGTATTCTACATTCATAGACTCTAGGTACTGATCTACACAATCATTGACCTCCAACATAAAACTATTCAGTTGTGGATCTAGATGTACCAAGACAGCACCATCTATCTCACCTGTCTGACCACGTTTAAACATGTGATGTTCAAACCTTCTAGCAACCCAATCGGTATGATGTCTTAAGTTGAATCTCCCTATGGTTGTAGGAAAAATATTAACCGTCTCCATGTATCTGAATCCAAGGGTTGTCACCTGACCTTGACTTGTTGTATATGATTATCCTATCGTTCTTGTAGTCTGGAACAAACTCTAACTCATCTTCATTATCCCACATCAACTCTTGGTATAATGAATTGAGTTTGCCCATGTCATCATATAAATCAGAGGTCATTCGCTGCTCTATTCTCCGACTTGTGAATGTCAAATGATCCACCAGGATATCTCTTCTCTAGTTTCTTGACGTTCATCTCTAGGACTTCTTCAAAGTCTACACCTAGTGCCATACATGCTTGTGCTACGTACCACATAACGTCACCCAACTCAATAAGAAGATGTTCTCTATTACTGTCGCTCCAAGGCTTACCTTGGAAGACCATCTTCTTAACGATCTCCAAGAACTCTCCGCTTTCAGCAGCAAGGCCAACACCAGAAGTGGTAAGACGTTCAATATTGGCACCCTCTCTGTCAAGTTCAACCAAACGATCAGCAAGATCGACAAAATCTTTAGAACAATCGGATGTGACAGCATCCACGAACTCCTCGTACCTTTTAAAATCTACAGTCATAGTGTTTTAGTGTATTCGATAATTTGATCTCGAATCCCCATCAATTCATTATAGCATTGTTGGTTATGAGCACAACCACGTAGGTCGTGGTCTGCTTTCATTAGTGATTCAATGAACAGTGCCTTCGCTCTGGCATACTTTTCCTCATCGGAGATGTTACCACCTATGGCACCTTGATCTTTCATTAGAATGTAAAGTCATTAAATTTATTTTTAGAAGCATTAGTCAGAACCTTCACAGTATCCTCATTCAGTTTGATCTGACCTGAGTCCATGATATTATTCTGTGCCTCTTGCTCAACATTATATAGTCTCATCTTCGCTCTGTCAATACCCACAACGAAACGTTTGTTAAGAGTGGGATCATAGTATCTATTCTTCAACTGTTTAACCATTATCTGATTCGCCTCCTCCAATTCCTCCGTAGATATAAGAGCAAACATAAGATCAGCAGTTGCAGGAAGACCGAAGGATTCACTTGTATCAGTAAGATCGACATCACTACTACCATAGCCAGAACGAGTCGTCTGAGTAGCGGAGACGAGTGGTACATTAAACTCAACTGCAAGACCACGGAGTTCTTCCGCAATCGACTTAACCATGGTATATGAATTGACCGACGCATTCCTAAACCTCTGCGATGTACAGATATTTAGATAGTCAATGAAGATAACCTCTGGTCTGAATGCTTTCTTCAGTGCCAGATCATTTAAGAGTGCTCGGAAGTGACCCGCATGTGCTGACGCAGTGGGGTATTCTTTTACGATCAGTTTGCCTTGTGTCTTCTTAGATAATGCTGTGATCTTATTCTCAAACATTATCTTAGGTAACTGTGCTAACTGTTGTATGTCTACGTTGAGGAGGTTTGCGTCAATTCGTTCAGCAATTTTTTCCTCTGCCATTTCCATTGTAATGTAGAGAACGTTCCGTCCTTGGAGCAACACGGAGCTAGCAACGTGGCACATGAATAGAGACTTCCCGACACCCGTACCAGCCAGTGCGATGTTAAGAGTCTTATTAGGTAGACCACCTTTGGTAATTTTGTTAAAGAAGTCAAGATCAAAGGGTACTTTGGTTTCAACCCTGTGATAACTTTCGTATCTTTCTTCATAGTCATCTATGTAATCGTGTCCTATATGGTTGTCAAACGATACAGCAAGAGCATCAGATAATATGCTAGGGATAGCACCCGCGTCTTTCTTTTGGTCACTACCATCCGCTATCTTAATACTCTCCATGAGAGCAAGATAAATTGCACGGTCTTGACACCACTTCTCAGTAGTATCAACTAACCAGTCTAGTTCGGTTGTCTCCTTATCAAACGACTCTAATGTCTGCGTAATCTGCTTGAACTGATCATCACTAAGTGAGGTAATCTTACCTACTTCAATGGTAAGAGCTTCAACTGTTGGGACAGCAGAATACTTTACGAAGTATTTAGACGTTAAATCGAATATAACTTGATCTGTTCTGTCTTCAAAATATTCTTGTTTAATGAACGGAAGTACTTTCCGAGGATACTCCTCAGTTAACAGTAAGTTCTTCAGTATCAGTGTCTCCACCTTCATAGATTTCTTCTTCAATAAAAAAGTTAAATGATATGGTTGACCTCAGTTTAGAGGACTTGTTCATGGGAGCAGCATGCTCTAACCATGATGGGAAGATAACCATGTCTCCTTCTTGTACCCATGGGGTCAGACAGTTTTGTTTGAGACCATTGCTTGCTAGCAATGTTTCTATGGGGTTATGAAATGTGGTTGCTGTATGTTCATTCGGATCGAAGTGAACATAGTATACACCAGACCATTGACCTGGTGAGTGTATGTGTTTCTCTTGCCACTGCTGTGATTCATAACAGTTTAACCACATGTCTGTCAAGATCATATTACCATACTGTTTCGCTTCTGTCTGGAACTCATCCAGTATAGGAGTGAAAGCATCAAGGCATTCTCCTATAGGAAACGTACCTGTACCATAGGATGTGAACAGATCACAGTTCCACTGGTCAGGTGTGCCACTCTTAAATTTATATTCTTTATAGTACTCGTCTACTCTGTCTTTGATTGCCTGTTGTTCATCTAGATGATAGCGGTAGAGGAGTGTAGGGAATGCTTCTATCTTCATGTTCCGTACTTAAACTCCTGTCCTGCTGCCCAATCTAATTTCTCCATCACTTCGGGGGTGAAGTATTTGTCAGGATCCTTGAGAATAGCAGAAGGGTACACGCTAGACTCCCCAACAACAACACGGTTACCTTTACGTTCAAAAACTCCATACTTCTCACCCAGTTCCAGTAGTCCGTAATATTTGTCAAGTCCACGTTCATCGTAGTATAGTCTGATACTAACACTTGCGTTCTCCTTTGATAGTCTGCTCTTGGCAGTCTTTGCTTTGATTATATTTCCTATCACTTCTTTACCGTCTTTCTCTTTAGACTTTGAGAGATAGATTATTGTAGACGCAGCGTACTTGAGTCCACTACCTCCACCCATTTCTTTGGTAGGTACGTAAGCACCAACCACATCATATGTATGATTAGTAACTAGCATAGGTACGTTTGCTTTACCTAGTTTCAGTGTAAGTATTCTGAAGATAGCCTTGACTATCTGTGCTCTAGTCATGTCACGTGTATCTTTTCCTGCTGCTGCGTCATCTAACTCTTTACTTGTTGACAACATGCCAAGAGAATCTAACACAAACATTAAGGGTTTGCGATCTTTCTCTGGTTGTTCTAAATATTTGTCTAATATTCTGATTGCTTGAGTACGAAACTCTTGTACTGTAGTGACAGGTAC